ATTGGTGGATAATTAGGTAAATTATTAGCAGTTGTTTGCTCAGCCATTTTACTTAAATTATCAGAAATTATAGCTTTTTGTTGAATTGGGGTTAAATTAGGTAAATTTAACTGGTCATTCATATCAGTTAGCATTGTAATTGGAATTGATGCTGTTGTTGGTGTTGATAGTTGTAAAATATGAACACCTTGTTGTCTTAATGTTGCATGTTCCTCATGTCCAAAAACTTCTTCATTACTAAAAGTAAAATACTTATCACTAATGATATCATTAGCATCAGCATCCATCATGTTTTCAATTACTGTATTTATTTTAGCTTCATTAATTAATTGTTTTTTACTTTTATTTATAGTAAAAGATATTGACCCATAAATAGAATCTAATATACGATTTATTATTCCTTGTGTATTAAATAATGTAATGGTGTCTAAAAAATCATTATTTAAATCAGTAAGTTTTTTATTATCATAATTAGGGGAGGATTTAATAGTTAAAATATTAGTAGGGCCATTATTAACACCATCTGGATTAAATGTTATTGACATTAATGGGACACCTGAAGTGTTATTCCAATCAAAAGTTTGATTTGGTGATTGAATAACTCCATATAAAAATGTGTTAAAATCACGACTACTAGTTAAGTCACCATTACTTGGTATATCTTTATATAGTAATTTACCAGAAGTTGATTTTGGGTCAACCTTAAATATATCGAAGAAATCAACTTTATTAAGTTCAATAACAATACCAGATGTATAAACTGGTGATTTTAAAAAATCAGGTAAACTAGGATTAACACCACAACTTACAATACTTTTTAATTCAATTTTAAGACCTTTTTTAATTTCTTTTTCTATTTTACTTAGATAATATGTAAAAGTATCTACAATCGTATCTATTAATAATTTAAAACCAACAAGAATAGTAAGTAAATCAGTTAAAAAATCAACTACTTTACCTTTTGTATTTTTAAATGAGTCTAAACTCTCTGTTTTCTTTTTATTAAATTTATCTGATTTATCTGCAGCCAATACTTTATGAGAGGCAACATGTCCAGTTACTTTATTTTTTTTCTCTAATATTGACATATTATTCTTCTATATGTTCTAAATTATTTTTGTCGTTTTTTAGCATTTCTCTAATTGATTTGAAATCGCTAAGACTTGCAGAACCATTGCTTCTTTCTGAAACAGCTGAATCGACATCACCTCTATTTTTAATAATATCACTTTGCAATTTAGCTATTTCTAATTTTATTCTAATAGCAGAATCTTTAATTTTTAAAAGATTTCCTTTTTCTTTAGCAATTTTGGTATAATCATCAACATCTACTGGTGTGGCACTAGAAGATAATTCATTGATAGTTTTTTGACTATCAGTTATTTGTAGACATGCATCGTTATAAGTTTCTTGCATAAGACCTTCTAACGATGCATTATTGTTTACTTTTACATCTTGTTTAGTTTTTCTTGGCATAATAATAGTTTTTAAATAAGTGTTATTTACTATAAATACCTGAAAATCTGTTTTTATACTATTTTTTTAAAGACCTCGTTGTTTTAACAAATCATACATATCTTTAAAACGTTTCATTGACAATCTAATATCCTTGGTTGATAAGTTGGTATAATTTCGCATAGTTTCAAGTACGGAATTTTTATTGTATTTTGAACCACCGTCCATAGATTCAAAAGCGGTTTCCCAATTCTCTAATATTTCAACTAGAGCATACCCTACTTTTTTTTCATTTTCATTTAATTTTTTTTTTGGTGTGTGTTTAGTGTCATCTAATTCATCTTTAATTCCATCGGAAACTTTTTTAATGAATTTATCCATTGAAAAATCATCATCATCAATATAATATACTAAATCTTTTCGTTCTTCAATATCTTCAGACATATCTTCATATGAAGAATTTTGTTTCATATATTTTTCGTCTTTAATTAAAAGACCTAATATATAATGTTTACATATGGTTCCAAAATAAGAATAAGCTTTACGCCCAGTTTCAAATTTATGTACCTTGGTCATCAGAAATGAAAGGGTGTCTGTGTGAAGGTCCTCAAACGTTTCACCCTTTCTATATAATTTATATCTTCTGATTATCGATTCAATCATTTTATCTAATGGTGCTTTAAGCCATTCGTTAAAGATTAAATTCCTTTCTGCTTCATCTTCTGATTCCAGAAATTTGATAACGGCTTCTTCTTCGTCTGGACCAAAGTACATATCGTTTTTCCTTTTACGTCCTCGCTTATTAACCATTTACCCATTTTGAACTTCATACGTTATTTTTCTATCTTTTGGAAAATAGTATTCTTTTTTAGCTGTTGATAACCACCATCTGGCTTCAATAGGGTCAAGAGTTTCTTTGTAGCTTGTAAATAACGCACCAGGTCTTTGATTGGTATGTTTGTAACCAAATTTAGGTAAAACCATAACTCTAACATCTTTAAATGTCATACGCAATAAAAACTCATATAAGAATGTTAATTTAATGCTAGGTTTAAAACCACCATTTTCTTCGTATACTGATTTTCTCATTACCATACCATCAGTATTAAAATTTTGATATGCTAATAGAGCATTGTTATCCAATATTCCTAATTCATCTGAAAAACTATTTGCCCATGCAGCTTCATTGGTCAAACCAATAAATTGATTTTTCCCGTCAACATCAACAATTATAGGTAAGAAGATATCAACATTAGGATGAGCTTCTCTATATGTTACAACATTTTTAAACCAAATGGTAGCATATTCATCATCAAATTCTAAGATACTAAACCATTCTGATTTAGCAACTTCTACACCATAATTTACTTGAGAGGCAAAATCTGTATCACCGTCATTTTCAGCAATAGTAATTGATTTAGAGTAATCGCCAAAATCAAATTCTTTAACATAAGTAGCAACATCGCTATCTTTAGGTACGACAATGACTAATTCATCAGGTCTTACTATTTGAGTTTTAACGCTTTCAACAGCATTAGAAAATAATATTTTAGTTTCTTCGTTCAATTCGTGAACTGGAAGAATCACGCTTATTTGTGTTTTAGTTTCCATATTTTTTTTATATTAATTAATTGTTAGTTGTTTCAACTTCAGCTGGTTCTTGTTCTTTTATAGAATTTAGCATGTTATTTAGTTCAGCAATTCTATTTGAAATTAAACCACCGTATACTTCAGTAATTGCTGTTAATTGTTTTTCAGAAGTATATTGACCTTTACTGTCTTCAATTGCTTGGGTTAATTCAGCTGGGATAGCATCTTCTAACCATACTTTTAAGTATGTTGCAATTAATTCTGGAATGTTTAAAGTTGTGTTAGTCCAAACACCATTATTTTTAATTACATTATTACCATCTTCATCTTTAGTTTCCATCCATTCTGGTACCATGTTAGGTATTTTTCCAATAATTGTTGTATCACATTCAAAAGCTTCCAATGGAAAAGTACCAAAACCTGCAGTATCGTCAACCCATACAGCTAAACAACATTTTCCTAATTCTTCAGCAAATTCTTGTCTAGGTAATCCTCTTAATTCTTTAAAAGTAATCCATTTGTACATTGGAAATTGTAAATAAAATGCTTTAGCAATTTTAGAAGCATCAGATTGATTTCTAGTATGTAAAGCAACAACAGGGATTTTAGGTTTTTCACTAGGTTTAAAGTATGTAGGGATTGATACTGGAACCAAATGTAAATTGATTGATGGGAAAAGACTTGAAAGATACTGTGCTTGTTTAACACTAGTAGTAATCACATCATTAAATCCATAATCAGCATTCCATCTTTTACCAATTGGTAGTAATTCTAATAAGTAATCATAACTTTGTGACATAACTACTTTTCTACATGGAAAATCTTTAACTTGGTCCATGATATTAGAAAAGATTTCTGGGATAATAATAAAATCAGCAGGACCAACATTTAATTGTTGTCCTTCAATTGAAACGTGTGGTAAGTTTGCATATTCTTCTCCTAACCATTCGGCAATACCTTGACCTTCTTCATTACCAATAAGTTTATAATCATTTTTTTCGTGTAGAATAGATGCACTATACCCTAATTCTCTAAGTAATTTTACGTGTTCGTAAATGTTTGCAATACCAGCAGTAGGGTTACCTTTGGTATCCAAAGTAAAAAAGTATAAATTAAATGTTTTATCATTTAAATTTTGTAATGTACTTTCGATTTGTTTTTTTTGTTCTTCCATTTTTTTTTGAAGTTTTTAATTGTTATTCTCTTTCTTTTATTATTTCGTACTCATATAAAGTATTAAACGCTATTTTAAATGATAAAGAAGACTTTTCAAGTCCTCTTTCGGCACCCATAGTATCATCTATTTCATCACTTTCTGTGACATCTAAAATGACTTCAATCATAGTTCTAATTAAATCATATTTAGCTGCATTAACTTCTCTAACTCTTTCTGTAGAGGTTTCATTAACTTCAACACTAATAATTTTACCTTTTTCATCTAAATAAGTTTTAGTATGTGTTTCAACTAATTTTGTTGGTTCTAAGGCTGGGCTAATTATTTTTTCTAATGCATCAATATCAATATAATACATTATACCACCAAATTCTATCATATATTAAATTTCTTCGTAAGTTGTTATTTTGGTATTTAGAATCTTACTTCTAAGGTCTTCATTTTTAATAAAATCTAATATCGAATCTATTTCAAAATCAGCACTAACATTTTTATTATATGTTGTATTAACTTTAACACTAATTTTACCAGAAGGTTTAGCCTCTAAAGCTTGTGGGTTAGCAGTAATCAATACATCAAGACCATCCCATTTACTAGCATAATCTCGTACAAATCTTATTTTGTCTGCACGACAACTAGTTTTTGATAAAAAGAAATAAGTTGAGGGGATACTTTTATCAATTTCACGACTAACGATTTCAATTTCATGTTCTTCATCGTCTTTGATATCCATTAAAAAAGTATTAAAACGGTTCATTAAACCGTCTGACATCTGGTCTGCATGACCAAAAATTTCTAGAGGTGCTTCTAAATAAAGAAACGTATTAAATTTGTTGATGTCATCAAATTTAAAAAATTCGATTAAATTGAAATTTGTGATATCTTCTTCCGTCACTTCATTTTCTCCAACATACTTATCATAAGTATAAGCTAATTGGCCAACATAATCTCTTAAAACCTCGTTAAGGCTGACCCCAATTCGACTCATAATATTATTTATTTTTATGTTTTGTTATTTTATAAGCAATTATAATAAAAGTTGTCATAATGTAAATAATAAGAATAAAAAAAAACCGATATATTTTTATATCGGTTTTTTAATTATTTAAATAGTCTTTTAAATAGTGATTTTTTTTCTATTATTGGTAAAACATTTTTTTTATTTTTTAATTTTTCTTCTTCCAAATTTTCAAATATTGTTTCAATTTCTTTTATCAATGGATGTCTAACAACATCATCTTTTGTAAATTCTACTATACCTAACTTACTTATATTTTTAAAATTAGTTATTAAAAAATTTAAAGCACTATTTTCCCTATTTTTTAAATCAATTTGTTTAACATCACCTAAAAACACCATTTTACTATTTTCACCTAATCTGGTTAAAATTGTTCTAATATTATTAATAGTTATATTTTGAGTTTCATCTATTATAACAATTGCGTTATCTATGTTAACACCCCTTAAATAAGCAATTGGTAGAATCTCAATTAAATTTTTTTCTTTTAACTTATCATATAAAAACTTACCTATAATTTTTTCAAAATTACCTGAAAAAGAATACATAAACGGTTCCATTTTTTCAGCTAACCCACCTTTCAAATAACCAATATCTTCAGAATCTAAAGTAGTCACCGATTTAACTAATACAATTTTTTTAATTAAATCGTTTGTTTTTAATTCTTGTAGTGCTTGTAAACAAGACATATATGTTTTCCCACAACCAGCCACACCAGTACATATTGTTATATCATTATTTTTTATTGATGTTGTTAATTTTTTTTGATTTTCATTTTTATGTTTAATCTCTAATTTAATTGTAGACATTATATTATTATCGTTAACTTCTTGCGTAGGAGTTGTCTCAGTTTTTTTAGCTCTAGTTTTAGTTGCTGGTTTTGCAGCTGGGGCTTTTGTTGTTGTCGCTTTTTTTATCATTTTTTTTATTTAAATGTAATTATTTTTTTTTGGTTAGTAAATACTATTATTTATTAAAATAATAATACCAATATTGGTATGTTTTATAATCATTAGGTGTTCCCCAACAAATATAATTTTTAACTTCAAAAACCTTAACTTTTAACCCACTTTTAATATTTTGATTTAATACATCATCAACATAAAATTCTCCATTGGTTTTTATGTTTTCATGATAGTTCATCTTCAACCCGTCAACAAAATATTTATTTTTTCTAAAAAACATAGTACCAATAATAGCATGCGTTTTTAAAGGGTCATCATAGATAAATTTTTTACATGAAACATGTTTAACAAATCCTTCGCTATCAACATCTAACCATGCATATGCATTAGGGTTTGTTTTACTAGCTTGATTATTTCTAAAT